CGTCAAGGTGGACCAGCCGACCTTCAACCTCAACCTCATCCTGAAGCAGCAACTCCTGGCGCTGGGGATAGCGCCGGAGACCGTCGAGTCCTTGATGGCCCCGGTCGGCGTGCCGCTCCTGCCCGCCGCTACGGCTGGTGCCTGGCCGGGCATCGTGGACGCGCTGACGTTCGCCATCTCGCCTGAGTTCTGCAACCTGCCGAGCATCCTGCGCGACTACCCGATGCAGGAGCAGGTGCTGCGGGAGTTCATGGGGCCATCGTCGCGCTACCGGATTCTCATCCTGGTCTGCGGGATGCGCTCCGGCAAGGGAGTGGTGGGCAGCATTGTGGCCTGGTACGCGGCCTATACCCTACTGTCGCTGGCGGATCCCCAGCACTACTTCGGGCTGACGCCGAACCAGGAGATCAGCATCGTCACGATGGCCACAAGCCGCGACCAGGCCCGCCGCAACGTGTTCAAGCACATCGAGGACCGGCTGGAGACCGGCGGCGCATGGTTCCAGGCCCTGCGGCCCCAGACTGACATCGCCGGCTTGGAGATCCACCTGCCCAAGAACATCGTGATCCGCTGCGGGCACAGCAAGGCTTCGACCCAGGTGGGGGGCACCAACTACCTCGTCATCCTGGACGAACTGGCCCGGATGAAGGACACCGAGGGCCGGGACAACGCCGACGAGGTCTACGACAAGATGAACGCCACCACGGCCACCTTCCAGGACGAGGGCAAGCTCCTGGTGCTTACGTCGCCCGAGTGGGAGGGCGACAAGTCCATGCGGCTGCTTGAGGAGGCGGTCGAGGTCGACGGCGACGGGCGTACCGTGCGGCCCCAGATGATGGGCCTCCAGATGGCGACGTGGGAGGCGAACCGGACACTCGGCGAGGACTGGCTGTGGGAGGCGTTCGACGGGGAGGCCAACCCGATCGCCTTCTGGCGCGACTTCGGCGCCCGCCCGCCCCTGGCCGTCGAGGGCTACTACCCTGACCCCGAGCGGTGGGACCGGCAGGCCGACCCCGAACTCCGCGATCCCTACGACGAGGCTGGCCAGCTGGCCGACTGGTGGCAGCCGTGCTGCGACGCCAAGCGGTTCGTCCACGTCGACCTCGGGGTCAAACGCGACGCCTGCGGCCTGGCGATGGCTCACAAACCCGTGCTGGGCTGCCCCTACTTCCAGGCGAGGGACGGCGAGCCGAACCCGAGAGCAAAGGCCGTCGTGGTGGAAGTCGCGCACCGCCTCGTTCCCAGGCGTCAGCGTGAGGCGAAGGGCGAGGTCTCCTTCGAGAAGGTGCGGCAGATGATCCGCGACTGGTCCGATCGCGGCTTCAACGTCAAGGGCGGCGGCGTCTCCTACGACGGCTGGCAGAGCATCGACAGCCGCCAAATCCTGAAGCACGAGGGCTTCCGGGTCAGGGAGTATTCGCTGGACCGGGACACCGAGGGACACGACACGCTACAGGAGCTCATCAACACCGACCGGCTGGCCTATCCGGCGTACCCGGTGCTCATCGGGGAGGCGAAACGGCTCGCCCTCGTGCGGGGTAAGAAGGTGGATCACCCGAAGGGCGGAAGCAAGGATGTCGTGGACGCCGTCGCCGGCGCCGTCTACCACGCGCTGCGGCGGGGTGGGCGACAGGCGTTCGTGGGATAGGTGTTATGACATTCACACCGGGAAAGACGCCTGGCATCCTCTACCCGTACTTGCCCGAGATGGCCGAGTGTAATCACTGCGGCGACTGTTGCGGCCCCGTTGCCGTCACCGTGCGCGAGGCCGATCTGATACGGGAATATGTCGTGGCCAGCCGGCTACATTGGCGGCAGGCCGACATCCTGACATGTGGCTTCTACGATGGCTCCAAAAAGGCTTGCCGAATCTATCCGGTTCGGCCATTCGGTTGTCGCCTCTTCGGGGTCTGTGTGCAAATGCCCTGCCCCTACTATCCCGGCGCGGCCCGCATCTCCTTTCCCGCTGACCAGGCTATGAAGGAGGGGTGGATGGAGCATGATGCCCTGCTGTTGGCCGCCATCTTTGGGGATGAGCCATGCCCAACTAGAGGATAGTCGACCATTAGGACAGGCGGGCCGGGACCACGAGCCGCGGGGCAGCGGGCGCCGTCTCGCCGGCGGCCCGGTCCCGCCCACAGAGGAGTCACGATGCCCACCAAGACCATAGAGCGTGCCAAGACGGAACCGAAGGCGAAAGGCCTGCACGCGCCGGCGTTCATGCTGCGCCAGCCTACCGTCTTCTTCGATGCCATCAGCCTGAGTTCCGAACAGTGGCGCCGCCTCGTGGGACAGGCGCCGGTCGTGCGGGCCTGCATCCAGACCCTCATCATGCAGATCACCGGCCTCAACTGGTCCATCGAGAGCGAGGACGAGAAGCTGGCCCAGTATTTCGAGGGGGTTCTGAACGGGGCCGACGACGGCGCGGGGTTCGAGAACATGGTGGCGCGCGTCGTGGAGGACACGCTCACCGTCCCGTTCGGCGGCGCCTGGGAGATCGGTTCGTACTCCGATGGCACCGTGGCCTGGCTGGCCCACCTGGACGGCGGCCTTATGAAGCCCACCTACCAGGCGAACTTCCCCTATGCCCAGCTCGACCCGTGGGCCGGGGCCCTCAACTCCGTCCTCTTCCGGCCGGGCGAGGTCTCGCGCGTCATGTGGCAGCCCCAGACGAACGTCAGGGTCTACGGCTGGACCCGCACGCCCTGCATGGACTGCCTGCCGGCCATCCAGGGCCTCCTCCGCTCCGACCGCTTCTGGCAGACCATGATGACGGACTCGCCCCCCGCTGGCATTCTGGAGGTGCCCGGCTTCAACGAGGACGAGGCGCGCGACTGGCTTGAGGACTGGAAGACGATGGTGGCGGGCATCGACGCCCTCAAGGTGCCGATTCTCTACGGCGGGAGCCAGGCGGGAGACAAGGCACAGGCGGCCCAGTTCATCGCGCTTTCTCCGAGCGCGACAGAGGCCCAGCTCCCTGAGCTGGTGAAGCGGTACGCCGAGATGGTCTGCGCAGCCTTCGGGATGAACGTCGGGGACCTCGGCCTCTTCGGCCAGGAGTTGCGGCTGGCCGGCGCCACGAAACTCATCGAACTCTCAAAGCGCCAGGGCCTCGCTCACCTGCTGCGGCGCATCAAGCAGCGGATCGACAATGACGTGCTGCCCGACGAGTGCGCCTTCAAGTGGGAGGACGTAGAACTGGAGGACACGATCCGCCGGGAGGCGGCGCGGAAGATCAGGGCCGACGCCATCGCCAACCTGGCTAGCCCAATCATCGGCGTCATCAGCCCGGATGAGGCACGCGAGCAACTCGTTGCCGACGGTATCCTGACGATTGAGTTGCCTGAGAACGCCCCAGCCCCGCCAGAGAAGCCGAGCGGTGCGCCGCCAACTGGCGATGAGGCGATCACCACGAAGGGCAAACCCGAAGGCGAGGAGGGCCGCAGCCGCCCTTTCGCCCCAGTCCGCCAAGAGGCGGACGAGGACACGAGAGTCCGCCCTACTACTAGCAAGGCGGCCCGCGAGATGGGTCGGCTCGTCGGCCCGTGGATCGGCCGCATAGCAGCCTCGGTCACCAAGGATCGCATCGCCGCCCTCCTGAAGGCTGGGATCGCCGCTGCACAAGCCGCCGGCGGAACACAGGGTGCGACGGCGACCGTTCGCGTCCGTGACCCGAGCGCGGCCGAGCAGGCCATCGAGGCCCTGCTGCGGAATGAGGACTGGTGGAGGGCGCCGGACATCGCCGACCGTGCGGCCCAGGTGCTCGGCCTGGCCTACAGTGAGGGGCTGGTAGAGACCGCCCGGGACATACAGCGTCGCCTCGCAGCGAACGGTATCGTGCCCAGCATCCACGTCGGGATCAGTGTCGCGCAGCCGACGGACCCGACCCTCCTCAGGATGCTTGAGCAGCGGGCCTACGGCCTGATCACGAACGTGGACGAGGGCACCGACTTCTTCATTCGCAGGGAGATCATGGCGGGCGTGAAGACCGGCCTGTCCTCGCCGACCATCGCCCGCAAACTGCTGGTGGACGAGACGCGGCGCGGCATCATCCAGACGTTCCGGGGCCGGGCCCTCTCGATCGTCAACACCGAGATCAATTGGGCATCGACCCAGGCGGCCCTCAAGCAGCAGGCCAGCGTGGGGCTGATGAAGCGCGTGTGGCGGGGCCTGCCCGACGCCTGCGACGAGATCTGCCAGAAGAATATCGACATGGGGCCGATCGGCCCTGCGGAGTCCTTTGAGGACGCCTGGGGTATGTGCGACGGGCCCCCCGGGCACCCAAATTGTTTGTGCTGGATCACCTTCGACATGGGCGAACTGCGGGAGATGGTCGGGCAACCGGACTACTACACGGGGGAAGCGGTGTGACCTCTCCGGGCCATGACCTAATCACTGACGCCCTCATCA